GTTCATTTGAATGCTTGCGAAAACTGCTATTACCGGCATCCTCATCTCGATAACATGCAGTGCATTGGCTGCATTTTTCTCCAGCCAACATATTTTTGCGCATTGTCTTGAAACTTTCATTGTTAAACACTGTTCCAAGATCGCCATCCTGGACATTGCCCATAGATTGCTGCCAGTCTCCAACGCAGCAAGGCAATACCGTTCCATCAGGATTTGAATAGAGATGAATCCAAGGTAGAATACAAAAAGTCTTACTTGGCGCAGTCATAATAAAATTCTTCCAGTTCAGGAAACGTCTTGACAAAGTCAAGACCGCGTCTGCGGTCGTATTCTGCAAACCAATTAAAAAAATCCTTGTGACCTTCTGCGAGTTTCTCAGCAGAGTAATTTGTTGTTCGCATGTAATCAACTACGCGGCGAAACTTTTCATATTCAAGTTCGCTGAACTTGTGCCTATCCATATCATCCATGTTGTCCTTAATGAACTGCAAATGCTTTTCCATGTAGGGCATGAAGTATTCCTTGGGCAGTATGTTCATGTCATACTGTAGTGGCTCCTTTAGGTAGGGTGTATCAAAGCGTATGCGCTGCCACTTGGTTTGTTCATTACCGTTATACTTCTTGCGCCAGTATAGGAACTTCTCCAACAATTTGTGAAAGTTGGTAACGGTTAGTATGTTGAATGTGACCATGAACGTTAGTGGATGATTGGTCTTGGTCATGTATGTGTCAAAGTTCTTTTCCCATAACTCCAAATCCAATCCAGTGCGGATGTATTCCGCCTGTTCGCCCCAGGTGTCCATGCTGGTGAATACCTTGAAGTCCTTGATGCAACCTTTCTCCACTAAACTATTAACCTTGTCAGCAAATCGTTCTATCAGTATGTGCTTGACACCAAAGTTTGAATTGATGTTTAGTTCAAGATTGGGCATTGGATTCTTTTCCAACTCATCAAACATGCGCCACGTGCTCTGCTGTAGCAGAGGCTCGCCTCCCGTGATGCGTAAAATTGTAAGCGTCTTACGAAGTTCAGGCCACCACTTCCAGAACGCTCTAACGTATGGATTGTCCTCTTCCTTGTGTATCTTGAACCAGTCAATGTCGTTGCGATGATTCTTGACCATGGTGTATGGACCGTGGTCACGTATTTCCTTGTGGTATGTGCTGCTGTGCTTGGGATGGCAGTAACCGCACTTGAAGTTACACTCATTACCAAATGAAATTTCTACATACTGCGGATTAACATCAGCCATAGGGTCTGCCTTAATTGCAGCAAATCTTTCTTCAGTATGGATACTCGCATTTCTTTCCTTCCTATCGCTTATGTAATCCTTGCCCATGCATTCAATGTTCCAGCAGTATTGGCAACCGCTTGGCTTTTCGCCATTGATCATCTGCTGTCGCTCCGCTTTCTTCTGTGGAGTGTTATGCAGTTGGCTTGGATTCTCTTCCAATCCTTCCAGTGGAATCTTGTGTGGTGCGGGATGATAGCAACTGTGCGTTTCTCCCGTCTGCAGATATATTGTGGTATGGTGCCACTTGGCCATGCAGAAGGTGGGCGATATCTCGTCCATGATAGGCTCAAAACTTTGTATTCTATCCTTGTCCTGCATCAAACTGTTCCTTTAACCAATCAAAATCATTTATTAACCTAAGAGCATCATGATTAGCACTGTTAGCCACACCATAAGTCCTGCCAGCACGGGCGCCATTGATCGCATGGTCGCCAAAAGGTCTGTCACGCCCATAGTCCGAACACCACTTGCTAAGTCTTTGATCCGTTTCATCATCGTTCTGTCCCCGTATGGTTCTGCTTGCCAACTTGCAACACTCTCTGAATGCGCTCTTCCAAGTGCTGAATGCATCCGTGTTAAATGCTGTTATGTTACTTACTTGTTCCATTGCACGGAAACTGTCAGAAAGGCTCGTGGTCATGTCCGGAGTGTTTGTATCCATGTTCAGCGTTGCTTCTCTTGGAAACATTTTTACTCCACCGTATCCATATTCCAAATCCGTTATTGGATTACGGCTGCGCCAAACATACACGCTCTTTCTCGCATTAAAATCATAGTAGGGTATCTGCATGTCAAAGTTAAAATCTTCCAACACGTCAGCATCCGCATCAACTATGTAGAACATGTCCGTGGTTGCACGCCTTGCTGCTTCTATGTGTGCTTGGTGTATGCCCTTGACATCTCTTGTCCATTTCGCATGCGGTGCTTTTTCAAGCAGTTTATTAAAATTTGTTTCTGCGTTTTCTTCATGATAGGATATGAAAGCAACATCATATGGAACTGGTTGGCTTGCAGTAATATCCATTTCCTTCTTGTTGGTAAAGAAACGATAGTCCCATTCTCTCTGTAATATTCTTGCACGCTTGGGAAATATGCAGATGCCATCATGGTATGCACCATTGCGGAACACGTGGATATATTTTTCATCCCACTCTGGTATGCGATAGTCAAACTCAAAACTATCCTCCAGGATTATGTTATCCCACACTGCCCAGAAGTGTTTTGTGAGTGATTTGTTTGCTACCTTTTCAAATGTATCGCAGTGTTCTGCCTTCTGAGCATTGGGAACACGCTGCTTGAAACTTTCCCAAGCCGCTTGATCTACCGCTCCCCTGCTAACATAAAATACATCATACATAAGTTTGGCTGTAGTAGGTTGTTCCCATGTTAATGGATTCGTTGTATAGATCCACGGTGTATTTGCTCATCGCAGGATCAAGATACGGATAGTTAAACCCAAGGCCGTGTTTTAATTTTTCCCCCAATGATTTAATTTCCTCTATCATTGCCGTTTCGTCATTCTCAAATTTCTTGGCATGCGTTTCGTATTCTTCCTTTAGCAATTCAAAATCCCTCACACGCACATGATCCCAGTCCGTGCAGTTGGTAAGATAGTTGCCCTGCCTCGCACCCAGGATTGCAAACAGACCATTCTCTGTGTGGCTGCCCACAGTGCTCCACTGCCTTAAGCGATGAATGTTATGCCACCACACACGCTTTTCAATTTCCTGTGCGGGCACCTTTAGTCCGCCATCCAGCGTCATCTTGACACCTTCTCTGAATCCAGCACGCCATGCCATGTATGGTGTTGCGTTGATTACGGTATCGCTGTATGTTCTTGGAAAGTTTCTGTATCCTTCTTCCCAACAAAAATCAACCTGTGCCCTTTCTGAATCAGCATTTTCATGCGTCTTCATGTTTAGCACGTGATCTCTATTCCACAGTTTCAATCCACCATTGCCATAGCGCAGGCCATTCACGTTGTTGCGGCCGCACCAACTGTATGCACGAATGTCCGGATTGTCCATGTCTATTTCTATGTCAAAGAATTCCGGATACACAATGTTATCCGCATCCACTGTTAATACCCAATCAGTTTCTGATTGTTCTGCTGCTGCCTTGTGTGCATGATCCGAACCCTTTACACCGTGTATTCTTTTGGCCCAAGGCACCTTGTTGCAGAGATCCGCATAGTTTAGATCAGCATTGGGCTCATCATAACTAAGAAAGAAAACATCAAACTCTACTACCTTTTTCATTTAATATCCAACACGTAATTCTTAAATAATCTTCTGGTGTATATGCTAAACCTTTTAGGTAATTTTAAGTTCTTAAATTCTACAGCATTTTTTAAATCACCTATTTTTACATTTACTTCCTCATAAACAACGTGAGGATCATTATAGTCAGTAATTAAAAAATTTAATTCAGTTTCGCCATCCCAGAATACATTCCTTTTTGATACTGGTTGGAATTTATCATCTAATTTTTTAGTGCCGCTAAATTCTTCCGACAATTCAACAATTAAATTATTACTATTGTAAGTTAAGAATATATCAGGTTTTTCAACTTCACTCCATTGAACTTCCACTATCCTATGTAGAATATCATCAATCTTGTGTAAATTTTTTACTTCTGTTATTTCTAATTTTCCTGACATTGCATCAATGAAACACTTGCTTATTCTTATTTCACCTGTGATTATGTCTTCTGCTATTTTATTTTCTATAGAAATTGTATTTTTAAATC